CAAGGCTCTGCTGCAGTAAGCCCTTCAGAATCGAGATCGCCGTAGCGGCCTTGGCCGGATCGAGCTCCGCTGCATCTGCCCTAGCCCCTAGACTATCGATGTCTCCGTCGAGAGCATAGACCGTGGCCGCAAACCGGTTAAACGCATCGAGCTGCGCCTTTGTCAGCTGCCCGGCGTTGTTTCGCAGGAGCAGCTGAGATAACATTACCCACTGCTTCACATCGCTGTCGTATACAGCTGGCGTCTTGATCGTTTGTGCGTCCTGATTTAGGCTCTCAGGATATGTCGCCATCCAGATCCCTCCCACTATGGATTGAGCCATGCGCCGCTTTCAAACACGTCCCAGGATAGCTCGAACACGTCGAGCTGATCCCATGTGAGCGTCTGCGCGTCCAGCACGTCCCAATATAGATACATGACTTCGTACTCGATAGCTAAGTGCGCAGGGATGATCTCGCGTAGAGCGCGCTTGAGAGCATCCATGGCCGGCGGCACGCCATATTGATCAACAAACCTGATCACAACTGTATAGGCCGGAGGGCCTTCGACGTTGCGGACCAGGTCGTAGGTATATTCATATGGGCTATCGAGGATGGCTACCTGGCCGTTTGCATAGCTCTCCGCGACCTGCCGCACCAGAGCTACCGTCACTGTGCCAACACCCCGGATTTTTGCCATGATTGTAGAGCGCCGCTCTTCAGCACTGAGTCGATAGTCCGTTTTGATGCCGAGTTCAGACTCCCAGAGATCCAGCCCCCACGTGGCCGTTGGCACAAAGGCTTGAGCTACTACGTCAGCCATGGCATCTGCATAGTCATCTATTCCGATCCCTTGCCCTCCGAGGATACCCTGCATCACACCAGAGTGCCTGTAGTATTCGGGCAGGTATGTCGCCATACGTTGTGCGCTAGACACTGAGCGTCACCGTCCCTAGCACTGGCACCTCGGCAGTATCTAAGGTGATGTTTACCGTGCTGCCGTTAACCAGGAGATCGCTATAGTCCAGGACTCCGTCCACACCCATGATTACTGAGCCCAACTTAGCGTAGCTCACCTGGTCCTGCCGGAAGGCTACCTGCGCAAGGTACGCCGCAATGGCCTGTTCAACTGCTGCGGTGGTCTCCTCAAGGGTGTAGAGGCCGGCGTCATACTCGATGGTAGCGCTCACATCGATCGACACTCCGGTGGCCGCTACGACCGTTACTATGGCGCCGATCGGGCGCTCGGCCTCAATGTAACTCGTCACCTCCGCCACCAACTCTGCGCTGGCGGGCTGCCGATTGGCATCTAGGAGGATCACCTTGACAGTGCCCGGGCCATCCCAGATAGGCACAACCCTCGCGTCCCCTATCCCCGGGACGGCCTTAGCCCACTGGATGTAGTGATAAATGTTGCCACTCGTGGCCGGCCTGCTCATGCGCTCCAGCAGCCGCTCTCGCAGCATGTCGTCAGTCTCGGCCTCAGCACCGCCGCTGGTAGGCTCAGCATTTAACACCGACTGCAACCCCTGTATGGCTGTCGGGATCTCTGTGATGGTACCTGCCAGGACATTGCCAGCTACGCCAGCCACGACTGCACGTATGCCGCCAGTGCCAGTGCCGCCGGCGTCGATTCCAGCATCAGCAGTCAGCTCAAACTCCACCCCCGCTCCCGTGCGGAATTTGGTGCCGGCAGGCACCACTACGCCTGCCGTGCCGGTCAGCGTAATCACGCCAGTCGCATGCGTCGCAGGATGCCTCGTCAGCCCCCACTCCTGAGCCCGTAGGTCAAGGTAGCCGCCATAGCTGGCCGTCACAAACGACACTCTGTGCAAATGCCCGAGCTGGATGTAGAGCTCGGCAAGCTCCAGAGCTACTGGTGCAATTGCGTCCCATGTAAAACTGCCCTCGCGCTTATCTAGGAGCGAGTTGATAGCCGCTAGCATCCTATCACGTATTACCTGCTCAGTCTGGTCCTCATACATCCCATCTCACCCCCATCGGGGCTATCTCGCCCAGGATCGTCACTACCTCGAACTCTACGTCTAGCCGATCGGCGCCGCGCACGAGGCGAAAGTTGCGCAACTCCTTGATCCTATCGTCGTAGCCTATCGCCTCGCGGCATAGACGCTCTATTTCAACCTCAAGTAGCGCCTGCGTGAGTGGCGGTTGGCGTTCGATAAACGCCTCGAGCTCCGAGCCGTAGGCGGGTGTGTAGGCCAGGTAGCGATATCGCGCAGTGCGCAAGGCCTTCTCGATCCACACCTTCAAGGCCTCGACGCCTTCTACAACCTGCGGCGATCCGCCCCCGACGAACTCGCCGGCGCCGAAGTCGAACTTGAGCTCTCTTCCCAGGTCAGGCGCAGCAGAACCCGCGGCCTGTAGCTCCGGCACATCTATCTGCGGATATATGCTGTCAGCCACTCATATCCACCACCCTGTCCCATACTAGATATTTCTGGGCGCCCGGCAGTGCCATCACGGCCACGCGATCCCCGGGTTTCAGCACGTCCTCGAACATCTGCTTCAGGTATTTGTGCTGCCCGAGCATCCACTGGTATGTAGCCAACCCCGGCGAGTGTTCGCCGATTTTTGCGGTGATTACCGATTCGCCCGATGCGCTAGCCTTAACAATTTTGTCGCCCAAGTTACGCTGCGCCTGATCCTGGTGCTCGATGGTTATAATGCGCTCATGCCTGAGCAGATGTTCGCACACTATGAGGTCTGAGGCTTCCAGCTCCACTGGCATGTGGTCAAGCTGGATTCGGAGCTTGGGAGGAGGCGCCGTCACGATGCCCAGTTCAATGCCGATTGGCAACTGCGCCCGCGCTTGCTGTTGCATGAGAGCAACCAACCGACTGCCCGGGCTACCGGAAGAGATCATCGAACGCGTCGCCTCCTTTAGCCGGCTTGGTAGGATCCTCCGGCGCATCCTTGGTCAACACTTCGTCGGTCCACGCCAGGGACAGGCTCATCATGTGGTGACCGCCCTCGACGGTGTGCTCGTCGGACTCCACGTAGTAGATACCGGATAGCCCTGTGATAGGCTCACGCACCTCTACTGCGTCGCCAGCCTGCACGTCGTCAATACCAGTGACCTCCAGCCGGGATGTGCGCGAGAGCTTGCCCAACTGCTTGAGTAGCGTCTGGGCGATGGTCCGAGCCTCGCCGGCCGATATATCGCCCTCCTGCTTAGAGTGCTGAAGTAGGCCGTATTGGGTTATCAGACCTGCGTCTTCCACGCGGGCCAAAACCTGATCTGAGTCGTTCGTAATGATCACGCGGTTGAACATGTTCTCTAAGCTCTCGGTAAGCTGAGCGTCAGAGATGTTTGTGTCTGCTGAGAGCACCCAACGCCAGCGTTGCCCGCCTTTAGGCACCACATTGAGCTGCCCTTCATTCATGCGCACCTGGTAACGCTTGCCCGTGCGCTTTGATGCTTCTGTGTAGGCAATAATGATAGCGTCAAACAGTGTAGTATCTCGCAGGATTAACTTGGGCAGCGTCACACCTGGCGCCGCGAGATTGCCTACAGGCACCCCTGCATCTGAGCACACCCGCCGGGTAATAGCGTCCGCGCCCATGCCGCTGAAACGATATGTCGCCGTCGAACGTAACAGATACCACGAATGCTCGTAGGACGTGGCCGTCATAGTGCCTGACAGCCCTCGATCAGTAGATACCACCACACCCCGGATGATTTCCCTCTCATCGTTGCGCAGTAGCAGTACACTGCCAGGCTGGATCTCATATCGGGGGATGTAGGCCGCATCGCCATATGCTATCTCGATTTCTAATCTACGAGCAGCCTCCATGATGCCCCCGCCCCACACGATATGACTCACAAGCTGGGATACATCCATCGCCGCTCCGCCGCGGGGCACGTGTATCACAGAGTAGCTCATGGTATCACCAGCGTTATGCCGGTTTTGAGCTTATTGGGGTCAGAGCCGATTGCGATCTTATTGGCGTCGTAGATCTGCTTCCACCGAGACGAGTCGCCATATACGCGCTTAGCGATGGTGCTCAGGCTGTCACCGCTCTTAACTGTGTAGGATGTAGCCTGTGGCCGCGTATCCGGCCGTGCAGCATTACTACCACCCGTCGGCGGCGCGACAATAAACCCTTCGACCCTCTTAATTGTCACAAACCGGAACTCCTTGAGCCCCAGAACATACTCCACATCACGACTGCCTCCGACCTCGCCCCATTCGAATCTCTCTATGGCCACCGCCATATTGATAGGCGTCTCCGTAACGACAAGTCGAATCGGCCGCCCCGAGCAGCGCCAACTATCAATGAGGGCCACTGCATCATACGGGCGCGGAATGTCCCGGTAGGCACAATAGGGACGCCATTCAGCAGGGAAATGGCTGGCAATCTCGAGTTCCGCCAACCCGCTTCTGCCTATTGCTAAGATCTCGCCTGCCTGCGCTATCGGTATATCACGATTAAGGTTGTCCACTGATACCCGGATCTCAGGAGGATGCACCGGTAGCCGGAGGGCCTGTTCATAATTGTTGTAGCTCAACCAAAACTCCACGCTACCTCACCCCTTCCAATGCTACCCGCGGCATATTGTGCGCCGCCTCTTCAATGATGTCTTCTATCTCAGCCAACACCCGCTTCGCGTCAACCTCGCTTGATATGGGGCCGAGGTTGAATACCGGCGCCCACGTGACATTAGGTGAAACCTGCGTTTGCGTCTCCCGGTCACGTATAACTACCGTCCGACCTTCACGCAAAGCCGGAGCTGTAGGCGCACTGGCAGGCTCTGACTGCTCTAGTATCTGCCGAATAGTCTGAGCTCGCCCTGGTGCGGCCTCTACAACTACCTGCCGTATCAACTGCTGCTGATCTGATATCTGAGGCAAAGCCACAGGAATCACCTGTTGCTGGATCCTCTGGATCTGATCACGCACGGCAGGTATTGCTATCTCTACGAGTTCCTGCCGGATAGTCTGCACAAGAGCCATCGGCCCCTCCACTACAGCGGGAACCACTTTCTGCTGGATCCTCTGGATCTGATCACGCACAGCAGGTATTGCTATCTCTACGAGTTCCTGCCGGATAGTCTGCACAAGAGCCATCGGCCCCTCCACTACAGCGGGAACCACTTCCTGCTGGATCCTCTGGATCTGATCACGCACGGCAGGTATCACTGCCGGTATTACTTGCTGCCGAACTGTCGCAGTGCCCGAAAGCATCCGCACTGTCTCATCGGCAGGTATAACACGAGCTGCCCGCGGCAATATCACGAGCTCGGGTCCGCGCTCACCTACGAGGGCAGGCCCGCCCTGGTGATAATCTGTGCCACGAGCAAGTTTCGGAATTTCCGGGATATCAAAGCCCCACTTCTTACCGCCAATCAGAGGCACCCAATCCGGCGCCTCAAACGACAACTTATTAATACCTCGAATGAGGATGTTAAGGCCTCTAATAACAAGGTTTACAGTGCCCACGGCACCGCGTGTGATACCTTTCCACATGGCGTCCATGGCTTTTCGAACCGGCTCGCAGTGTTTGTATAGAGCAACAAGCGCTGCTATTAGTCCACCTACCAATACAATTACTAGCCCAATCGGGTTAGCGCTCATGGCAGCGTTTAGTGCCCACTGGCCTGCAGTAGCCAACTTTGTTGCAACCGTACCAGCAATCAGCGCTGCCTTTTGTGCAACCCACGCTGCTGTTGTGGCCGTGATAGCAGTCAATGTCTGCCATCCCTGAGCCGCATACTGAACCAACGATACAACCAATCCGCCAGCAATCTTTGCGCCGGTCTTAACAGCAGTAACTCCGGCTAAGCCAATCTGCTTGACGAGGTTCACCGATACTGTTGCACCAGTTACTACCGCTTGCGCCGAGGTCTTGATTAGAGACCCCACAAACTGCACCGTTATCTGACCGGCTGCCTTAACTGAAGCTATACCGCCTTGAATTACCTTGGCCGTAAATCCTGTAGCAACCTTGGCGCCAGCAGCTACAGCCTGTGCACCCGTTTTAACAAGCGCGGGGCCAAATACTGCTCCAAGCACCCCAGCTACACCCTTAATAGCCCCGGCATTACGCAGCAGAACATCACGCAGTCGTTTTGACAGACCGGCAACCTGCAACACCATAGAGCCCCATGTCGTCTGAACCCATTCCGCTGCTCCCCCAAACGAATTACCCACCCAGGTAGCAGCTGTTCCCAGCGCATCAAAGATGGGCCTCACACGGCTCCAGATGCCCTCAAAAAAAGGCCCGATTTTATCCCAGTTCTTATAGATAAGATAAGCTGCCAGCCCAATGCCAGCAATAATGAGGGCAACCTTATTCCCGGGCGACATTATCGCTTGCATGATGCCCCCAGCCTTCTTAATGGACTTACCCATGTTACCGATGCTCGTGATGGTCTTACCTACAGTGTTTGTGAGCTTACCTACACCCCACGTAACTGGTCCTATAGCAGCAGCGATAGCACCAAACCGCACAATCATATTCTGCTGCTGCGGGCTTAATGCCGCGAACCGATCCGCCAACGTCCCGAGGGCGTCAACAGCCCTAATCACGTGAGGTATCAAGGCATCGCCCAACTGCTCACTGGCCAGCCCTACTTTGTTTTTTAACAAGTCGATCTTGGCTGCAGTGTTGTCAGTTCGCGTTGCAAACACCTCTTGCAACGCTGTGTTCTCTTCCCACGCCTCACTACCTTTGGCCAAAGAGTCGGCAAACAGATCACTGGCCTCTGTAGCACGAAGCAAAGCATCACGAGTCCTGAGCTCCTTGAATCCTAACCCCTCTATGATACCGGTTACGTTCTTACCCTCTGTTTTGAGCTTGTTAAGCCCTTGAATGAACGTGGTCGTCGCGCCCGCTGCATCCTCTCGCCACATAGTTGCAAACTCCGTAGCGCTCACCCCTGCAACCTTAGCAAACCGGCGCAATTCCTCGCCACCACTGAATACGGCAGAGTTCATGCTCAGCAGCACTTTGCTGAAGGCCGAACCGCCTGCCTGAGCCTCCAGGCCGACAGATGAGAGCGCGCCTGCAAGGCCCAACACCTGAGCCTCAGTGAGCCCGGCCTGTTTCCCCGCGCCAGCCAGTCTCATACCCATGTCCACGATCTCGTTTGCGCTAGTGGCAAGGGATGTGTCAAGCTTAACAATGGTCGATCCCAGCCGCTCCATCTCAGTCATGGGCATCCCCATGATGTTGGCAAACCGAGCGAGAGAGGCAGAGCCCTCCTCATAGCTGAGATTAGTCACGCGGCCGATCTTTGCGATCGTCTCCGTGAAGTCTGTGATATGCTCTCTGGCTACACCGAGCTGTCCAGCTGTCTCAGCGATCCCGTAGAGCTCCTTACGAGCCACGGGTATGCTCTGAGTTGCCATAGTGTCAAGCTCATCCTTAATAG